AAGACAGTCGCCACCATGGCCATTGACGCTTTCGAGGCATGGCTTGTAAATATGCTCGCTGAAGATATTGCGAGGGCAATAGAAGACGATATCATCAACGGTACCGGCACAAACGAACCTAAAGGTATAGCGTCAGCATATACCACATGGACTGATGGGACTACCGCAATCTTGGTTGATACCGACGCTACGCCAGCTGAGGCGTTGGACTTCGATGACATAATGGACCTAATCGCCTTGTTGCCAAATGGTTATATGAGCAATGCAAAATTCCTGTGCAACAGCAGAATGTTTTATGGTACATTGGCTAAAATAAAAGACGCTGATGGTATGCCAATATACGTGAAGGATATGGAGAACGGTGTAGCTTTTAGGATTATGGGCTTTCCCGTCATACTCAGCGACTACGTGGCCGATAACACCGTATACTTTGGCGATTTCACCAAAGTAGTGGGCAATTTAAGTCAGGATATCGCAGTAGAATCTTCGACACAGAGCGGATTCCTGAATAACTCTATAGACTTCCGTGGGGCTGCTATATTTGATTGTGATATAGCTATTCCGGATGCTTTTAGGAAGCTTTACGTTGGTACAGCGCTATAAAAAAGGAGATGATTCTCCATGCTGGAGCTTGTAAAATTAGCTCTAAGAGTATCGAATACCGCGTTTGATGCAGAGATACAGAATTTGATTGATGCCGCTCTGGCTGATTTGGCCATGGGCGGCATCAATACAACCAACCAAGATACATTAATTCAACGCGCCGTTATAACGTACTGCAAAGCGTATTTTGGTTACGATAATCCAGATGCCGATCGACTTATCAAGGCATATGACATGCTAAAAATGCATCTTATGCTATCAAGCGAATATCAGGCGGTGATCGATAGTGAGATATAAAGAAGTGATAACACTATTAAAAAGTCCATATACGGCAGACGCTATTGGCAACCAAATACCGGGCGAATATGAACGCGTATTGGTGTTTGCAAATTTGTATTCCATATCGGCCGATGAATATTACAACGCAGCTTTGACAGGTTTAAGGCCATCCAAAGCTTTTGATATTTATTCTTTTGAGTATAGCGGTCAAGATAAATTAGAATACGAGGGGCAGACATACAATATAGTACGTGCAGATACCCGCGGTGAGAGAACGCGGTTATATTGTGAGAAGGTGGCCGGACAATGATAAAAATTGATGAGCTTTCAAATGAAATAGCCAGAACCATACAGGAATACAGTGAAGATGTTGAGCAGGCAGTACAAAAAGTGCTTGATAAAGATTCAACCGAATTAGTCAACAAGCTTAAAGCCACATCGCCGAAAAAGACTGGTGAGTATGCTAAAGGCTGGACTAAAAAGAAAAGCACGCTGGATGGACGCGTAACTTATACGGTGTATAACAAAGACCGCTACCAGTTAACGCATTTGCTTGAGTTCGGCCACGCAAAAAGGAGCGGCGGCAGAGTACCTGGGCAACCACATATAGGCCCGGCGCGGGATGAGATCGAAGAAAAAATAGTACGTGATATAGAAGCGGCTGTAAGAGGACGATAATATGGAACATTTATATCAGATATTGATATCTCTTGGATATCCTGTGGCCTATGGACAATTTATTTCCCCTGTGACTCCACCGTTTATTACTTACCAATTCAATGCATCGAATGATATTTATTTTGACAACCAGAATTCAGTAACAAAAGGCACATGGCAGATTGAGCTTTACACCGAAATTAAAGATAGGACAATTGAAAAGGCTTTAGAAGAAGTATTAAAAACTAATGGCTTGACATATACAAAATATGAAGCTTGGATAGATGATGAAAACTTATGGCAAGAAGTCTACTTAGTAGAAATTATGGAGGGATAATTTATGGCTAATAAAGTAATATTTGGATTAGAGAACGTGCATATAGCGTTCATGGATACGGAAGCGCCTGAGCAACCGGCATGGAAAACACCTGTAAAGATACCCGGTGCCGTGTCATTTTCGCCATCACCCGAAGGCGACGAAAATACGTTCTATGCGGACAATGGGCCCTACTTTAAAGTAACGACAAATAATGGATATACGGCCGAACTTGAAATGGCGTTAATACCAGATGATGTTTTGGCTGAGATGATGGGTTGGCGCATAGATAGTAATGGTATGCTGGTGGAAAATGCCGATGCCATGCCTAAAGAGTTTGCACTGCTTGGCGAAGTCAAGGGCGATAGCAAGAACAGGAGATTCGTATATTATCGCTGCACGGCAGCGCGAAGTGATGAAGAACATAACACGCAGGAGGATACTATTACTCCGGATACGACCACGCTAACTATAACAATATTACCGATTAACATTGGCGGCGAAAATGTAATTAAAGGCGTAATAGAGCTGAGCGATACTAATGCGACGGCATTCAACGCATTCTTTGGTTCTGTGCTGGTACCAGCGGTCGTAACACCATAATGGAGGGATAAAACATGAGAGAAATAAAGATAGGCGACAAAACCATAGGGCTAAAGGCCACTCCTTTGGCCCTTCTTTTTTACAAGCAAGAGTTTAACCATGACCTTGCAGGAGATTTAATTAAGCTTAGAGATGTTCAAGAACAACCTGATTCCTTTGATGCATTACTTTTTCTTCAAATTGCATGGGCAATGGCGAAAGCAGCTAACGGGCTTAACAAGCAATTTCCTTCGTTCATAAACTGGTTGAGCGAGCTTGAATTTTTTGACATAACTGACAATGACACTATTCAGGCTATTGCCGACGAAGCCATAGACGGATTTTTTCGTACCGCAAACAAAGCTGAAGAAGGGGCAAAAAAGTAATAACCGAAGCGTTGATATAGCTTTAGAATGGCTGCTCGTAGGAAAGCATATAGGTCTTACTTTCGAAGAAATGAACGAATTACGAATAAGAGATATAGCTCTAATGGCTGATATTGCGCTTGGCGAAACAGCTATTGAGGCCACACAAGATGATATTGATGCACTCTTGCGGTAGGAGGTGAATTCATGGCAGGAAATATAAAAGGCATAACAATAGAAATTGACGGCGAAACCAAAGGGCTTAGTAAGGCTTTAGGCGACGTTAATAAACAAAGTCGTGATCTTCAAAAAGAACTTAAAGGCGTCGAGACGCTTCTAAAACTTGACCCGAAAAATACTGAGCTTGTAGCGCAAAAACAAAAGATACTATCCGAACAAGTTGAAGTAACAAAACAAAAACTTGACAGGCTTAAGGACGCGCAGGTGCAAGTAAACGAACAATATCGCAAAGGTGAAATAGGAGAAGAACAATACAGGGACTTTCAGCGGGAGATAGTTGCAACCGAACAGAAACTGAAAAGCTACGAAGATCAACTCGATGAAGTCTCGAAAGGCCAAAGCAAACTCAAAGATGCGGTCGCAAAAACCGGCGAGTCCCTTAAAAGCATAGGCACTAAAATGACGGACGTCGGCAAGACGATGTCGATGAAGGTCACCGCGCCTATTGTGGCCGCCGGCGCCGCTGCAATAAAAATGTCTAATGATTTCGACGCCTCAATGGCAAATGTGGCTACGCTTATTCCGGGAAACGTTGATAGGGTAAACGAGCTCAAAGATGCTGTCCAAGATATGGCTGTAGATGTTGGGAAACATACTGGTGACTTGGCGGATGGATTGTACCAAGTTATCTCGGCTTTTGGCGACACTGCGGATACTGCGAAGATTTTGGAAATCAACGCTAAAGCTGCGGCTGCTGGTGTTGCTACTACGACCGATGCAATTAATTTAACAAGTGCAGTTACAAAAGGATATGGGGACACCACGGCCGAAGCAGTAGGTAAAGTTAGCGACTTAGCTTTTACCACGGTTAAGCTTGGGCAAACCACATTTCCGGAGTTAGCGTCTTCCATTGGCAGGGTGACACCTTTAGCGGCCTCACTTGGCCTGAGTATGGAGGAATTATTTGGGGTTATGGCCACAGCTACTGGCGTAACAGGAAGTGCGGCGGAAGTATCAACGCAATTACGCGGTGTTCTTCAATCTTTAATGGCCCCTACTGATTCAATGACAAAGCTAATTAAAAAAATGGGTTTTGAGAGCGGAGCTGCTATGTTAGAGCAGTTAGGACTTCAAGAAACAATTAATACAGTAGTAAACGCAGCCGAGAAGTCTAACACTCCACTTCAAAAATATATTGGGTCTATCGAAGGGCAAACTTTAGCTTTGGCTTTAGCTGGGCCGCAAGCAGAATCGTTTACAGAAAAGTTAAACGCAATGAAAGACGTATCCGGCGCAACGGATGAGGCTTTTAAAGAGCAGACCGAAGGCATTAATGCCGCCGGCTTTCAATGGGAACAATTCAAGATTAAAATTGAAACAACTGCGCAAGATATCGGCGATAAGTTAGCACCGGCTCTTTCTAATTTACTTAGCAAAATATCAGAATTAGTAGACCGGTTCACCGAGCTCTCGCCGAAACAACAAGATATGATATTAAAAATAGGAGCTTTGGCAGCGGTCTTGGGTCCAGCGTTGGTAGTTACTGGCAAATTCGTAAGCGCAATCGGAGATATTACAAAAGGCTTAGCGCCACTGGTGGGCAAGTTGCCGGGGGCAACTGTAGCAGTGGGCAAATTCATTGGTAAGTTTGCTACTGGTTCGCTTGATGCAATAAAAGGTTTTGGCTCGGCAATAGTGGATGTAGCCACATCTGCCGGCAGTTTTGCATCAAAGCTTGGTACTGATGCATTCAATGCCGTAACCAGCTTTGGATCGGCAATAGGCGATGGCGTTGCCAAACTGGGCGAATTTGTCGGCAAATTAGCGGTCGACGGTCTGCAAGCAGCAGGTAATTTTGCTTCTAAAATAGGCGAGGGAGCGCTTAAAATCGGTGAATTTGCCACAAAGCTAGCCGTAGACGGAGTAAAGGCGGTAGCAAGTTTTGCCGTGCAATTGGCAACTACGGCATGGAGTGCTATAACTTCTTTTGTAGGGGCTATGGGTGGCGCTATTGCATCTGCTTGGAGCTTCACAGCAGCGCTTTTAGCGAACCCAATAACATGGATAGTCGCGGCTATACTTGGCTTAATTGCAGTGATTATCTTGCTGTGGAAGAATTGGGATGACGTTTCAAAGTTTCTTACTGAAACATGGAATAAGATAAAAGAGGTTGGCGAAACAGTATGGAACGGCTTAAAAGACTTTTTTGCGGGTGTATGGGAGGCTATTACGGCGAAGGTCAAAGAAGTCTGGAATGGAATAAAAGAGTTTTTAAGCGGTTTATGGGAAGGCATAAAAGCTACTGCAAGCAGCATATGGGAAGGCATCAAGAACGCTATAATTGCTCCGATAAACGCTGCAAAAACGCTTCTTACACAGGTATGGAACGCTATAAAAAAGTTTGTTTCAGATTTATGGAATAGCATAAAATCTAAAGCTAGTGAAGTATGGGAAGGTATCAAGAATGCAATAATGACTCCGATTAACTCAGCTAAAATGCTGCTTTCTGACGCGTGGAACAGCATAAAAACTACAGCGTCTAATCTGTGGAACGGTATAAAGAATACTGCGAATACAGTATGGGAAGGTATAAAGACTAACATTATGACTCCGATTAATTCGGTTAAAAAACTATTATCAGATGTATGGGGCGGCATAACTAAATCAGCTACTGATGCTTGGAACGGATTAAAGAAATCAGCGTCGACGATATTTAATAATGTAAAAGATGCCATATTGGCTCCGTTTAAGAACTTGCATATACCCCTGCCGCATTTTAAGTTTTCAACAAAGCAGGTTAATGTGGCGGGATTAAGTTTCCCAGTGCCCAACGTAAAGATTGATTGGTATAAAAAGGGAGGCATATTCACACAGCCTAGCATAATCGGCGTGGGTGAAGCGGGAGCTGAGGCAGTCGTGCCAATTGACAAATTAAGCAAAATTATGGCTGATACGCTAAAACAGATGAACGTACAAACAACGGCGGGGCCTGCGATTGTGGTGCAGAATATGACTGTAAGAGACGATCAGGATATAGAGCTTATATCTCAGAGATTATATAGTATGATTCAGTCTACAAGCCGTGCAAGGGGGATGAGGTAATGCTTGATTTTACGTTTAATGGAGTTAAAGCATCGGATATGGGCTTAAAGGTAATGAACATACAACATTCTATCATGCCCGCAATACGCGACCAATATGAGGCCATAGCCGGAAGGCATGGTAGTTATCTATTCCCGCAGGCATATGGCGATAGGATTGTTACGATTGAGTGTTTACGCTTATCCTCCGATTTCAGCAATGTTAGACAGGATATATTCCTTATATCAGCATGGCTAAATACTAACGATAGAGTACGGCTAGAGCTAAGCGATATGCCCGGCAAGTATTATATGGCAAAGTTAACCAACGGTGGAGATTTAAATAGATTCCTATATACTGGCACGTTTACATTGGAATTTAATTGTGAACCGTTTGCGTATGATGATTTAATGTTAATCTATAGCATAGTTATTAGTGGCAGTCCGTTCTCGCGTAATAGTGCAGCATATAATATTGATTATACATCTGTTGGCAATAATATGCCACGATACTGGCCTATTGGCACTAAAATACAATATACAGATGAAGAACAGCGAACCATAGGAGTTATATGGCCGCTGGCTAATAGCTTGGATTATATTTCTTATGATGGCATTGAAAATGTAACATTATACGATGAAGCTGCTACAAAATCATTTTATATGCCAGGCACTGCTGATAGTTATCCAATAATTTCACTAAAAGGCACAAATACAAGCGGACAAATAAGCATTACGTTAAATGGCACGACTTTTTCATATACTGGGGCGTTGATTAGCGGCGATATTCTGACGATAGATTGCCAAAAATACAGCGTGAAAAGGAATGATACAAGAGCTATGATGTATTTTATTGGTGAATTTCCAAAATTGGTAGCAGGAGAAAACACGTTGTCGTGGACTTTAAGCGGTGGCGCCACATTGACCGAACTAAAAATAACCACGCAAGGAAGGTGGTATTAGATGGCAGTTTTAATTGAAAGAGCTTGTACACCAGTATTCTCAAGCAAAATGAATACAGACAGCGATGGAAACGGTAGAGTTGATGGCTTTGCGTCGTGGTACGATGCTGGCATAACAGCTGTATTTTCAATTGATGATAACGCACAAAAAATAGATATTACAGCAAGCACTGCTGTAGGTGCTGCTGCTATAAACACCCCCCTTATTACAGTATCTCCGTCCACAGCATATAGTTTTCAGGTACTTTCGCGCGGTATCGTTTTGGCAGGCACATTCAAAAACAATATATATATAACGTGGCTTGATATATCTGACGCTGTTATAAGCCAAAGCATCCTGAGCTTTCAAGACCCCACCACATATTGGAAATTACATCGAACTGAAAACATAACGCCACCTTCAAACGCAGCTAAAGCACGAATAGTTTTGCGTGCTTATGCCCGAGCTGCTGGCGACATTGGCACGGTATGGTTTAGAAATGTTCAACTTGAAGCTGTTAATACATGTAGCACGTTTACAGATTTGCCTAGAGCTGCCGATGCTCAAGGATTAGCTATTGAGCCACTGTCTGATACATTTAGCATATCTTTTGCTGTTGCGCCAAACTTTGAGTATAATAATGTACCAACTGGCGGTGCAGTATGGATGCGGCTGTCTAGCTTAAATTCAGAAATACGCATATTAGAAAACAACAATGGCATTATCCAAGCGGCACAAAGGATAGGCAGTACATGGACGTATGTTGAGTTGCCAGCAATACAACACGCTAGATACCAGATTATCAAAATAATATTAACACGTGCTGGAAATACAACGTATTTATACGCAAGGTTAAATAATGGAACGACAATAAGCACAATTGCGACGACACAACCGTTAGCTGCTGGATTTAACACGTTATCGTTGAATACTGTAGATTTGGAAAGTAATTCATTCATTGAAAGTGTAACACTATATCGCACAAATGTTATTACTACAGTGGAGGCAGCAAACGTCGTATTTGATGATATGAACACTGAGATGGTGATAAATGGTGATTTTAGTAATGGTAGTGATGGATGGGAATTATTCAATGAAGCAGTAGTTGAAAATGGCAGGTTAAAAGGTGTTGCGACACGGGCAGATAGTGTTTCGACTTTTTTTGCAAGGCAGTATATAAAGGCATTGCCAAACAATACTTATAAAATCAAAGTAAGATTAAGTGGATATGTTAATGATACAAACAGACCATATATAAGTGTTGTTGGAACAGATATGTTGCGGTATGGTTTTACGCAACAAGTTGTTTATGGCTTTTCTACTGTAGATAATCAATATTTGGAATTTACATTCACTACAAATGAAGATGCATATTATATTTTATTGATATGTTATGCTAACGGTACTTGCACTGCTTATTTTGATGACATATCCGTTCAACTTGTAAACTAGGAGGTGATATAATGAATCTGTATATTTATGATAAAAATGATGTGCTTCAAGCAGTACTATCCAACGATGCCGATGCCTGCCCATTTTGGGATGCTGTTCATGATGAAAAGCTGACAGGCGAAAATACGTTCACGTTTTCCACTGTGGCTGATAAAGAAGAAAGTGAATTTATTGTAGAAGGCAATAGCGTAGCATTTCAAGATAAGGATGGATATTGGCAGTTATTTGAAATCAAGAAAACCACTGATACACATAATAGTGATGGGATTACACGTGAAGTATATGCTGAACATGCGTATTATGAATTAATCGATAGTATTGTAACTGATATTCGTCCATATAACGTATCAGCAGCATTTGCGCTACAGCGTGCTCTTGAGAACACACGTTGGTCTGTTGGAACAGTAGCAGATTTAGGCATAAACAGCACTAATTTCTATTATGAAACAGCATTATCGGCAGTACAAAAAGTGGCTAACACGTGGGGCGGTGAGTTAAGATATCGGATAGCTATCAATAATAACCAGATAACTGCCAGATACGTTGACTTGCCAGCTAGACGTGGTGAAGTAACTGGCAAGCGTTTTGAATTCACTAAAGATATCAAAGAAGTTAAGCGTGATATAGATATTAGCAATATATGCACTGCTGCTTATGGGCGGGGTAAAGGCGAGGAAATAGAAACAGCAGAAGGCGGAACTGCTTATGGCCGCAGAACAACGTTTGCTGATGTTGTATGGAGCATAGCTAATGGCGATCCTGTCGACAAACCTGCTGGTCAAGAATGGGTGGGCGATACAGATGCTTTAGCACAATGGGGGCGAGGCGGACAACATAGATTTGCTATATATCAAGACGATGAAGAAACTGACCCTGATGTATTGCTAGAAAAAACATGGCAATATGTTCAAGAGCACAAAGTTCCATTGATAACGTATACCATGGACGTATTGGATTTGGAAAGACTAGCGGGTTATGAACATGAAGCAGTGCGTTTGGGCGATAGTGTAAATGTGCGGGATATTGATTTGGGCATAGATGTAGTAGCACGAATAATTGAGATTGGGCGGGATTTGTTACTACCAGAGAACACAAAAATAGTGCTAGGAAATTTCTTGCCGAATTTGGCTAATTTGAGTATAGCCCAAAATAGAATTAATCAGATGGTATCAGATCGCAGTGGTGTATGGGATAGGGCAACAGCGTTTAATCCAGACGGTACGCTATCTACTGAATGGCTGGAAGGCGTTATTGATACTTTGGTAACAGAAGTCAAGGCGGGTGCTGGTACTGTAACTATAACTGACGATAACGGAATACTTATAACTGATAATGCTACCAATCCCACTAAAGCTTTGAGGTTACTAGGCGGGATATTTGCTATAGCCAATAGTAAGACACCAGAAGGAGACTGGAATTGGAGAACATTTGGTACTGGCGATGGCTTTACCGCAGACCAGATTAATGCTGGACAAATTCAAACATCGCTGGTAAAGATATTTGGAAGCACTCAATTCTATTGGGATGGAGACAACATATATGTTATCAATCCATCGGACAGTAATCAACAAATTAGAATTGGGAAATACGATGGAATGAACTATGGCATAGCTTTCACGACAGATGGTGGAACATCTTGGCGAAATGTGATGAATTTCAATGGATTGTATATTGGAGCTAATACAGCGCAATTCGCAAGTGGATATGACCCAAGCACAAAAGAAACGCCAGATGGGGCGCAGGCCAAAGTAGATACGCATAATGCTCTAGCATCTCCGCATAATCTCCCGAGTTATACCAAGCTTACAAATACTGGTATTCAAATATTCGATGGAAGCAATAATAAGCGGGCGCATTTTGGACAATATCAAACTGGGGAATATGGAGCATGGGTAGACAGCGGGTATTATGTTCTCAAAGACAAAGGCTTGGAAATGTCTTTACAGCAGATGCCTAACCTTATTCCAGAGCATGGCTTTGAGACAGTGCCAGTTACTGGAAGTGTGGACGCGACATATAAAGATTATGCTATTGGCGATATGAGGTGGAATAACTGGAGCAAGCAAGGAAGTCCACGATTGATTTGTATGCGGTTAACTCATTTATTAGATATGGCGGCTTTGTATGGAACTAATTCGCTGGTATCTAATAGCGGCAATTGGCTAGAAGTTACAGTAAAATGTCAGCCTTTAACCACATATACTTTGAGCGGATTTGCTGCTGGTGGGTATAGAAGTACAGCGGGAATACCAAAACTGTTTGCTGAATTTTATTTACCAACATGGGAAAGCATTTCAACAACGTCCAAAACGTTTACAGCTGTATCTGGACAATTCAATTGGAACAGGTATTCATTCACGTTCACTACTCCAGATGAAGCTGCTTATGTTAGGATAGTTCCCTATGCGGCCAGTACCGCATGGGTCTATTGGGATGGAATCCAATTGGTGGAAGGCTCACGTCCAGTACGTTATGAACCCGAATCCGAACTATGGAACCACGCAACGCGGTATATCCCAGCTCATATGGTAGACAAAGATACCAACACTAACGGTAGCTATGTCAAGTTCGGCGACGGCACCATGATATGTTGGGTAAGAATGTCTGTAACCGACCAAGCGATAAATCGGGCATATGGCTCACTTTTCATAGGCACACGTAATTGGACGTTCCCAGCAAAATTTTTGAATCCGCCTACGGTCACATGCAGTGAGTTTAAATGGGGCACGGGTGCATCATGGGGCGGTGTTTCTGCCGCAACCTACTCTTATGCTGTCCTTCGTGGATATGATGTATCATCACGTGCGTCAGGTACAACCTGTACAATAGCCGCTACGGCAATAGGAGTGTGGTAAATATGAGTGATGGAAACTGGTATGACAACAAAGCCCTGCTTGAAAAAATAGATGCGCTTGATTCAAAAATAGATAACTTGCGGACCGATCTCGAGTCAACCCGAACCTTAATCAGAGATTATAATAATCTTAGGGGAAAAGTCGAAGACACGGCCGGAAAAGTCAATACTCTGATGTGGCTCACGCCAATTGCTATAGCAGCAACTGGTTTATTATTAACATTTTTGAATTTTGTAATAAAATAGGAAGGTGATAAAATGGCTAAAATAATGATTGATGCAGGACACGGAGGCAAAGACCCAGGAGCAGTTGGCCCAAGTGGACTAAAAGAAAAAGATGTAAATCTAGACATCGCAAAACGACTGGGAGGCATATTGGCAATAAATGGTATAACAATAAATTATACCAGAACAACTGATATATTTGTAGATTTGGACGATAGAGCAGCTATTGCTAATCGATGGGGGGCTAACTATTTTGTAAGTATCCATTGTAATTCGTTTACAGATAAACAAGCTCATGGAGTGGAAACTTATTGTTATGACTTTGGTGGAGAGGGGGAGAAACTAGCTAGAAAAGTACAAGCATCTCTGGTAAAAGCCACTAGCTTGGCCAGTAGAGCAGATGTTAAGAAGGCGGATTTTGTGGTATTGAGGAAAACATTAATGCCCGCAATACTAGTAGAAACTGCGTTTATAAGCAATCCCAATGAAGAAAAGAAATTAGCCAATTCGGATTTTAGACAAACCGTGGCTAATGGTATAGCACGTGGAATATGTGAATATTTGAAAATCCCATTTATGATAACCAAGCCTTCTAATCCACCAAAAGAGGGTGAGATAGATATGGATACAATAGTAGTATATACTGGTGATATAGATGCTTTATCTGCTATTTTAGTTGGCCAAAAATACAAAGCACCCATAATGCGTCAGAGCGATTACAATTCTAGCGGATTGAAAGCTAAAAAAGTTATTGTGGTGGGCACTGGTATTGATAGATTTGATTCATTCAAAAAAGCAGCAAATTTACTATAATGAAAAGAGGGGATAAATATGGATATAGAAGTATATGATGTAGTTATAATTCCACTTATTGTTGGAGTAGTAGAACTATTGAAACAGCTGGGATTACCAGTTAAATTCTCAGCATTAGTTGCTGCTATACTGGGCATAGTAATTGGAGTAATCTATATAGCACCAAATGATATCTTACAAGGCATCCTGGTAGGATTGGCCATGGGATTGTCCGCATCTGGATTATATAGTGGCGTGAAAAATACAATAGAAGGTGTAAAAGGTGAATGAAGAATTAGCAAATGAAGCAATTCAAGAATTAGCTGACGTGTGGTATAAGTACAGTGATGCTTTTGAAAATCCCATTTATGCCTCATACGTGCTCTGGCATATTAATAAGATACAAAAACTAATATGGGATGAAATAACAGAGCAAAAAAATAAAGAACGTGATATAATATAGATACGCATTTTACTTATTTCATAGAAATGGCCTCTGCTATGGCAACAAATATCATAGCAGAGGCTTATTTTTATGTCCAAAAATAGATATGCCCCTAATTCGCTCATATTTTACCTGTATTCAATTTATCCATGCCGGTAATATGAATTACTGTATGCACATAACAAAACTCGATATAGGCAAATGTCGTAAGCAGGATAAGGCTGATAAATTGACATAAAAAAAGAGAGGTGTTATACCTCTCATATGTCCAGCCGCTTCACTAGGTTTTGCCCTAGCGCTTTTGCAGCATCTTCAACGATGCTGGCTGGAATGTTACCGCTGCTTTCTGTATATAGGCCGCTATCGCCTATAAACGTTGTGTCAGGCTCCGGCAGTTCATCGACGATAGTGTAGTCGGCACTATCGCTTTCATTTTCCCACCTCGACCAATTCTTCCAGTATATCAGAAACTTACCTTTACTAGTCTGATATATGGCCCAGTCTGTTCCCCTGTCATCGCGGCTCATTGTCTGGCCGCAGAAGTCAGTGCCGTCGGCTAACAGGCGGCCTTTGAAGGCCACCTTCCGCGTGTCATTTGCGCCGCGTGGTCTCCAATTGCCGACTTCTAAAACTATTTCTTCCTCAGCCTTTTTGTCCTCTATGTATTGCTTCAAGGCTGTGGCGATGATACTGCTCAAACTTTCACTGCCGGCTAACCGCTCCGCCTCTTCGAATATTGAGGCGTCTTCATCTTTTACATAGATATTCTTTTTCATTATTTCTCCTTCTATCCGCACCCCGTCACAGCCGGTGCCGCTGAATTTATGAGCCGGTAACAAAGCCACCGGCGGGGCTATAGGCTATTCTTCGTTCACCATGTCCATTAAGGCTTCAACTGCCGACTCTCTGTCATAGTCGTATGGGTTTAACAACACTTTTAATGTTTCTGTGTCGACGAGTATCTCGGCCTCGTGGTTGTATACCGGCTCGGCTGTACCGAACCGATCTCCTCTTGATATATCGATACGTCCTTCATATCGATATATTGCCGGGTATCCATTGTTTTGCAACGATTCTTGCGCTGCCTCCAGCATTTCTATTGCCTGCTCTTTGTTTATTTTGTTAGCCATTGTCATTACCTCCAAAAAATTTTTTTGGCTTTCGCCGACCGTCGACCCCAACTCGGTGGGGCCTAGGTTTCGCCGTTGCCAGCGGCTCGTCAGGGCGTTACAGCAAATCTGCTAAAATTTCTCGCGGTACCTGCTGCAATGCTTCTATGGTGCTACACATTTCGTCCAGTCCCCATATGGCCTGCCAACCGTCTTCTGTAAGCTTCTCAAGCACGAACGGGGCATCACTATAAGCTAGCTGTGCGGCTGTATCCGATAGTGAGCGGCGCACAACTCTGAACGTGCTTGTCTCGGCTGCTATTTCTAGTACGTACCAACCGCGCGAGAATATGTCATCTGGAGTAATAGCAGGCTCATCGAGTTCTATCCCCGCCGTGGCCGGTACTTCTGTACCATTCAGAGGTGTCCAGAAGCCATATAGCCTAGCACGTTCGAATGGCTCATATTCACCATCGCTGTCTAAAGGTTCGATGGCGGTAACACAAAAGTCACCATCTTCATGTAAATCTACGTTTTTCCATGCTTCTAATTCGTACCTCATTTCATCTTCTCCTTTTAGCCCGGCACCTTATTGTGCCCGCAGCTCTTTTCTCTCTCTGAGTATATTATACGCATACTATACGTATAAGTCAACACTTATTTCATGTACTATCTTGCTATTTTTTATTTGCCTATTTTGTGCGGTTTATAGGCGTTTTGCTAATTAAACTTGTAATATCTTGCGATAATAATAAAGATAAAAGAGAAGTACAAACATACCACCCATGCCATTTCGGCTTAAATGCAATCGTTGTCATGAGGTCGTGCGGTAAAGGTAGTATTTACTTTATGGATATTCAGCTGTATAATGATATAAATTTGATAGAGATATGGACAGTGCTATTGTTAAGAGGGGTTCGCCTCCACCACCTATATCACTGTCCATATTAATCTTAAACTCTATATCTATCCTATCAGGGTAGATTATTACTTTATCAACGTAAGTTTCAATCACTTTCCTTTTTTCCTGAGGTTCACCGGTAAGCAAAATCTCCTTTGACTTCTGTATATAAGCAGCGATATTTTCTCTGTTGACCCATGAATAATCGGTAGAACTTAGTTCTGATAACCTCTGCTGATATTGTGATGATTCAAGCTTATATTGGGACATTCTTTGTTTAGTAAATTCCTTATCAGCTATGCCTTCTTCTATTGCATCTAACAGCTTATTGACTTTATTATTTATCTCTTTTATCTTATCTTCTATGTATGCCCTTTCATCGGCAGCCTCAGATGAATAATTCTTAGCATACTCTATAATCTTATCGGAAATTTCCTCAATTTCAGCACTGCTAAAAACAGTATTAAGCAATTCATTAATAACCCTTTGCTCTAATATATCCTGCCGAATAGATTTATTCTTGCAGTTACCTTTGTTTTTCCTGTTTGTGCAGGAGTATATTACATACTTCTTACCGCCACGGCCGTGACGATAACCATTTCCGGTATATGGACTGCCGCATTCACCACAAAACACTAATCCTGTTAGCAGATAATATCTTTTCCCAGTCATTCTTGGCCCACTCCTTCTACCATCTAATTTTTCCTGTGCTTTGTCAAACGTTATTTCATCTATTATTGCTGGCATTGCGCCAGGAATTCTAACGATATCATCATTTTCCTTATAAGCATGGTTATTCCTTTTACCTTCGCTTTTGCTGGTCCTTTTGTTAAATACATAAGTGCCTTTGTACTTTTCGTTTCTGAGAATATCGTATATGTTATTCTTGCTGAAGGTATTGCCTTTCTTAGTCCGATAGCCCTGTTCGTTGAGAACCTGAGCTATTCTCGAATATCCATATCCTTCAAGATACATGTCGAATATTTTGCGTATTATTACAGCCTCACCTTCATTTACTTCGTATGTCTTATCTTTAGCGACGTTATATCCTAGAGGCGGAATACCGCCGTTATGCTTGGCTTGAAGAGCAGTTTCCTTCATGCCTTTCATGACTTCCCTTGCAAGATTCTTACTGTAGTATTCAGCCATACCCTCCAAAACACTTTCCAAGATGATAGACTCTGGACTGTCACCAAGCTGCTCAAGTACTGATATGAGCCTTACGCCATTCTTTTTGAGTTGCCGCTTATAGAAGGCGCTGTCATATCTATTACGTGCAAAACGGTCCAGCTTATGCACGATCACGGCTTGAAATATACCCAGCTCACTATCTTTCATCATCTGCAAAAAATATGGCCGCTGATCCGTTGTGGCTGACTTGGCCTCATCAGGATATATCTTTACTATTTCGATTCCGTTGCGTTCGGCATATTCCTGAATAGCGCGGATCTGAGCATCGATACTTTCTTCACGTTGATTATCACTGCTGTATCGGACATATGCTGCTGCTTTCATTCTTGCGGCTCCTCTCAAATTTTATATTGCAATATCATAACAAAAGCAATAAGCAAATTCCTGTTAATGCAGCTACAGCGAGCAATGCTATTATTCCGCATCCCATGCTAGATCCGGCTTTTCGTTGTCTGCCTGACTTTGTCGTCGGTATGCCAGTCTTTCTTGATATATTAGATTTAGCCTTTGATACGCCAGTAGCACGTTTCCATGAGAAACCACCTTTATTTGCCATATTTAATACCTCCATAAATCTTTATTTATGCTAAACAGGCTTTAGCCTGTTGCATACATTGCCCAACACAGGATAAATTTTCTGCATCAATGTCAAAAAATAGCCTTTCCAAAGGCTGCTTCATATATAGCCGGACTTTCGGTTACCTTCAGGACAGTAAGTAATTGTTCATATGTAAAAAAATCATTATCTTCCGAGGGCCACAGTAAATACGCGGCAAAGATGCTTGCCTCTTGCTCTAACCGACTTGCCGAAAGCAGTGTATATGCTTTGAGGAACGAACAGTTCTCCCTTGGATGCAGTATTGCATGTCCCAGTTCGTGTCCACAAGCAAACTTCTGCTGTACGTATTCAAGCTCTGTATTTATAAATATTACTTTACTGCGTCGTACGTACTTATATAATCCCCAAACATTGCCTAAAGGCTGTTTTACGATAACTACGTCCATGTTTTCGGCAATGTCAAAGGGATTATCCGTCTTGTACTTTCTTTTAAGACAGGCAGCTATAGATATAATCTTGCTATCAGAGTACATGCTATTACCACCTCATGCTTTATTACGTCTATATTTCTTTGGCGTATATCTGGCCTTATTGCGCTGCTTTACTGCGCGCAAGCCAACATCTATCGCATCGCGCAATAGTTTTTTATCTTCGTCCGTCATCGGCTCATTGTAAAACATAAGCCCATCTGCTTGCGTGAGGTCGCTCATAATGCGCTCCAAGTCTTTCGCAATGTCCTTCTCGTCCTTGGGCGTTATCGCTGGACGCCATGTTTTTATTTGACGATGCTCATCTTGTCCCTCTTCTATATATCCAGTTTCAGCTAACAAAGATTCAACGGACATATTCATTGCTTCCGCCAGCTTGGTAACTGTATCCATCGTCGGCTCTATTTTCTTTTTCGAAATTGGATCATATTCTTTTTCCAGTTTAGCAATATACGCATGACTTAATCCAGCCCTTCGAGCAAAATCTCGTAGTGATAAACGATTAGCCTTGCGAAATTCCTTAATTTTTTCTCCTATCGTTTTCATTGTTCGTACCTCCTATTTATTATATATGTAATCTATCGGTTACACAAGATAAAAACATAAATTTTTAGTATAAGATAGTTGACAAATCATTGATAAGGTGTATAATAGTATTGTAAACAACAGTACACAGCAAAAGAGGTGGTAACTATAATAAACCGAATAAAAGAGTTACGCGCAGAGCGCGGAATAACTCAAGAAAAGCTGGCAAAGGCCATTGGCATCGCTAGACCATATTTATCTAAAATTGAACGCGGAGACAGTGAACCCGGCGGCGCAATCATGTTAAAAATAGCTGATTACTTTGGGTTACCAGTCCAGCAGATATTTAGCAATGCCGATGACGAGCAAGCCGCTACGACGGCATAGAAAGGAGTAAAAAGATGGAGAGTATATCTAATTTACCACAGGTGTTTAATTATGCAGGCAAACAGGTCCGTACTATTATAATAGACGGTGAGCCATGGTTTGTAGCAAAAGATGTATGCGACATACTTGATTTTGCCAACCTGTCAGAAACGATAAAACGACTGGATGAAGATGAGGTCAGCTCAATTGAGGTCATCGATAGTTTAGGCAGAAATCAAGACACAAACATTGTGAACGAAGCAGGTTTATACAGCCTTGTTCTTGGAAGCCGCAAGCCAGAAGCAAAAGACTTCAAGCGCTGGATAACACATGAAGTTATTCCACAAATTCGCCAAACAGGTGCATATTCATTAAATCCATATCAACTTATAGCAACCGCGTTAATAGAAGCTAATAAAATTTTAGCTGAACGTGATGCGCAAATACAGCAGCTTATTCCTAAAGCTGAATTCTTTGACGCTGTAGCTGGTAGCAAGACAGCTATCAGTATGGGCGAAGCAGCTAAAATAATCTATGAAGAAACACATCTAGGCCGTAATAAGCTATTCAAAGTATTACGGCAAAAGGGCATACTCATGTCCGACAACATACCTTATCAGGAATTCATTGACCGCGGTTATTTCCGCACAATAGAGCAGAAATACACCGTTCCAGACGGTTCTACACGTATAAGCATCAAAACGCTCGTGTACCAGAAAGGGCTGGATTTTATTCGCAAAGTCATCAAAGAAGATAATATTATTGCCTTAAAGCAGGCATAGAGGGAGGGTATTTCAATGCAGGTAGCAACAGTAAGGGTAACGCTCGACAGAAAGACGATGCAGAAGATAGGCGAAGAGGTGATCGGCTATCAGGAGATGGACGAGGATGAATACTATAGGCCGCTGGTTGAGCTATTAGCGCCCAAGTTCATGGAATGGATGAGGCAACAGAGGGAGGAGGTGAATGACAATGTATAAAGTAACGACAATTGAGGGTTATGATGCAGAGAGACAGCATACTGAAGAGCAGATGGCAGCAGTACTTTCAAGAATGATGGAATTGCAAAGGCAAATCAGGGAAGCCCAAAAAGCCGAAGCCGAACTGCGGAAATGCAGGGAGCAATTAGAGGAATTGGCATCCGAATATGTCGGCGGATATGACCTCTATGTTGTGAAAGAAGGGTTGGAGAAATGAAACGTTGGCTAAATAAACACTGGCTATATGTTATAGCGTTCGGCGTGGGATTAATGCTCACTCCAATGAGCATACGTGCTGCATATATCCAGCGCGGGTATTTTGCGGTTGGGGGAGAATGGCTTGTACTACCGCTTGTGCTGATGGTGGCAATGCTGATAAATGAAATAAAAGCAGTAATGAATGTCTTTACTACAAGTACAAAAGACGAGGATATGTCTATGGATCCCGTGGACAACGGTATAAAAAAAGACGCTTGTTAAAGCGCCAATAAAAAAGAATTTCTATAGCTAGTATAGCATATTAAGGAGGATATTTCAATGATAAACGAAGATAAAGCATTTGATGAGATGGTAAGCAGTATGAATGAATTGACTTATATTGAAGACGAAGACGATTTTATAATAAGCAATGATATAGAAGCGGATTGGCAAATCGATAAAATAGCTATCGTTACAGCAGATTTGAAACGCAAAGAAATGGTAGCTAATGCAAAGATAGAACAAATACAGCAATGGCTCAACAAAGAGCGAGAAAGCGCCGAAAAAGAAATCCATTATCGTGAATTTCTCTTGCTGGAATACATCAAATCATTGCCAGACTCCGCAGTTCAAAAAACTAAAACGCAAAAAATATATAAGCTGCCATCCGGGACGCTACGGCTAAAGGAACAGCAGCCGGAATATAAGCGGGATGACGAAAAACTGCTGCAATGGGTGAAAGCGAACAAGCCGCGGTTCGTAAAAACAAAAGAATATGTGGACTGGGCCGGGCTAAAAGAGGTAGTAGCAGCGGAAGGCAGCAGGGTTGTAGATATTCAAACAGGCGAGATTATCGACGGAGTAGAAGTTATTGAACGTGGGCCCAAATTTGAAGTGGAGGCGCAGTGATATGGCAAACGAAAAAATGATCCAGCAAAAGCAAAATATTTCAGTGGCGGAAAGCCCACAGGCCCTGAAAGCACTTACTGATATAGCGGATACCAAAGGCAAACTTGACGTTCGTGGTATGAAGCCGTTTTTGGTGAACATGGGCGGCAAGCCCTATATAGATAAAGGCGGCCTTGAACTCAAGCTCCAAGAGGTTGCCAACAAACGTAAAGGCATAAAGAGCATACTTACCATTATCGGCAGCTATGCGCATGAGGACCCGAAACAAATGCTTGAACTTGCATCAAAATTGCCGGCTCAGGTGGTAGATGCAATGGCGAAAGAGCGAGATTATATGGCCGAAATGTGGACCGCTCCGCTAGGCACAGCAGTTGCTAAATGCATAATCCTGTTTGGCGATGGGTTAAAGATAAGCGCAAAAGCAACGGCCAGCAAGGAAAATGTGCAGATGAGCACAATTCATGCACATCTGGATGTGATGGCGCAAACAAGAGCATTCAATCGTTGCGTGCGATATATAACGGCAAATGGCTTTTTGGATGTCGACAACATGATTAACGAAGAGGAAGCAGACGACATTTCAGCATACGAGGTGGCCGATGAGGACGAATCCTTTCGTGAGCTCGGCGTTGATGGCGGAGATGGACCGGATGAAGCAATATACATTGAACAAGATAGCGGAGGAACAGTATCTTCAGGAGCAGAGCAAGAGCAACAAGCAGTACAAGGCTCTGGTAGACGCAGCGGCAGCATTCGAGCAAATACTGGCGCACAAGAAGAACCGCTGACAAAGCAACAGGAAAGCGCTATACACGCTATACGTAAAAGTAAAAATATATCTGATGATGATTATTACGAGATAATCGGCGCATATGGATATGAGCATACCGACCAGCTGCCCAAAAAGGTGGCGTCTGATGTAATTAAGCTGCTAAATAATTGGGGCAAGTAATAATGTTATCATCGGTAAAGTAGTTGAGCTTTACACCCCTTTATGATGAAGCCTCCTATAACCTTAGTACCACCGAGCTCAACACTTTACCGGGTTTCATAGACAGCACGGCAGGCGGCAGAAGCTAAAGCAAAAAATAAATACAAACATGAAAGGTAGGTGAAAATCCTCCTGTTCGTGGACGCGGATTCTATAGCAGGCCGCCTGCCTATTTTAGAAAGGAAAAAAATATGGGAATACAGATAATAAAACGTAAATCGGGAGTAATGCCACAAAAGGAACAGGTCGGATCCGGTATGCCGCAGATCAGCTATAACAGCGACGGCCATATCGCAATCCGATATATCGAATCCCAAGACGAAGATACGCTTATCGTATTGGATCAGCGCGCGTCTGAAACATTAAAGTTTTTTATTCAAATGATGTTAAAAGGTCCCGATAATGGGCAATTGCCTTTTTAAGGGGAAGTGTTTTGTATGGATTATATAAAAGAGATACTATTTTGATATTTGGGAGAAGAGGTTAATATAAAATGTCTAGGCGAAGAATGATTGACCCAAATTTTTGGACTAGTGAGGACGTTGGAAAGCTTAATATGCTTGAAAGGCTGCTGCTCATAGGTATGTTCAGTAACGCTGATGACTATGGGAAAGGTCGAGCTAATCCAGTATATTTGCGCTCAACAATATTCCCATATGATGATATCCCAATAAACGAGATAGAAAGCAGTTTAGTTAATATAGCTAAATACATCAATGTTGTGTTTTACGAAGTTGACGGCAGCCGATACTATAAATTTATACATTGGGATAAATGGCAAAACGTGCAAAAGCCTCAAGCCTCAAAAATTCCTGACCCGGTAGAGAATGATTCTGGAATGATTCTGGAATCAGTAGAGAATAATTCTGGACTAAAAGAAAAAGAAAAAGAAAATAAAGAGAAAGAGAATATAAAAAGAGAAGATAAAGATATATTGTCATCGCCTGCGGCTGATGACTGCCCATCTCCTGATAATGATATATCACAAAGCAATAAACAAATTCCATATCAGGAAATTGTTGAGCTTTATAACCAGACATGCATATCCATGCCTAAAGTTGAGAAGCTTACGGAAAAACGACGCAAAGCCATTAAAGCTATATGGGCTAAAAATCGGGGCTTAGACACGTTTAAGCAGCTTTTTGAAAAAGCGGAGACAAGTGATTTTCTATCCGGGAGATCCGGCAAATGGACTAGCTGTAACTTTGATTGGCTTATGAACACCAACAACATGCTCAAAGTGCTGGAAGGCACATACGACAACCGAGCAGCTCCAAACGAAGCGGCAAATATAGCCACAGGGACGGAATTATATCCATACCGCTATGTGTAGCAAAGAGGAGGAGAAATTATGTTACCTGCTGATATCGAAGCTGAAAAAATAGTGCTTGGCTGCATGCTGTTAGACCCGGAATGCGTATCCGAGGCCGATACGCTAAATGAGAGCATGTTTTACGATGATGTTAACAGAGCTATATTTACAGCGATAAAGACGCTCAGAGCCCAGAAAAAAGTTGTAAGTACGGTGACGGTGTTACCGCTTTTGAAGGGCAAGGTGGATGTATCGTATCTGCTTGAGCTTACAGGGAGTTTGCCGTCTACAGCATATTTCACAGGATATGTTGATGTGATACGTGAGATGGATATGCGCAGAAAGGCCATAAAGGCCATGCACGACTGCTCGGCTATGGCGCTTGACTTAAAATGCGCAGACTTTGTGGAACGCATAGAACAAACAGCTTTTGAGCTGGCTACAAATAGCATAAAAGCTGATGAGTACAGAAGCATAGCAGATGTGGCAGCGGAAGTGGAAGATGAGGTAGACGAAAACATAAAGAATGGCGGAAAACGGTTAATCGGCAAACCGACAGGATTTGTAAGTCTTGACAGCTATATAGGCGGGATGCAAAACGGTGAGCTGATAGTGATAGCAGCCAGGCCAAGCATGGGCAAAACGGCATTTGCATTGAACATCGCCAGGAATTTTGCTAAAAAGGTCAAAGAACCGATCGCGATATTTAGCCTTGAGATGACCGCTAAACAGTTAACATACAGGCTGGCTAGTATGGAAACGGGCATAGACAGCGTGAAGATTAGGACCGGGAATATGGATGGGGGCGAGACAGATAAGTTCGCGGCGTTGATGTCAAATGTGATGGATATGAAGATGTCTATCGTTGATACGCCGGGCTTATCCATGGCCGACATACGAAGCCGAGCCCGGCGCATAGCGAAGAACAACGACAATAGGCTGGGGCTGGTAATAATCGACTATTTGCAGCTGATAAAAATACTCGGCAAAAACATTGTATATGAATATGGGCAAGTGGCACGAGAAGCGAAGGAAATGTCCAAAGAATTAGATTGTCCGGTATTGCTATTAAGCCAATTATCACGCGCTTGTGAGGCAAGGCAGAATCATAAACCGCTTATGAGCGATATACGTGAAAGCGGAGATATAGAGGCAGCCGCAGATAAAATACTCATGCTCTACCGCGATGAGTATTATAACCCGGATACGGCTGACAAAGGCATTGCAGAAGTGATAATCGCTAAAGGGCGTGATAACGGCACTGGCATAGTGAAGATGGCATGGATACCGACATTGACTCTGTTCGGTGAGCTTGAAAAATTCAGGAAGGAGAAATGACATGGAGAGCATAGTATTTTGCTATAAATGTGGGTCGTCGCAAGTGGATATCAAGTGCTGGGAAGATGAGCATACGGCGATATTCAGGTGCAGCAATTGCGGGAACGAATCACGGGTGCAAGGGTTCACGCTGGGTAAAGCTTGGGTAGATGAAAAGGCAATGGCAGAAGCACTACAGAGCATGGCTATATATAACAAATACGATGGCGGCATGGAACTTTGGATCAGAAGCATTAAACGAAGAGCGATGGAAAGGAGCAAATAAAATGGATAACATAAAGTCGGCGTTAAAACATTTAGAAGATATGGTCGTATTTATCCCGGATAGCGAGCTACAAATAGAGGTGGAGCACGCTATAAATGATTTACACAAAGAACTGCGCGATAGGGCGGAGGCCCCGGATGCTGCGGACGAAATATGCTACCACTGCCAGCATATGTGCGGCATACGGAGACGGTATGTGGGCGGCATGATGCTGAAATGTGTGGAGTTCGCAAGTGTGGCGGAAAAATGAAAACAGTATTAACACCCATAAACCGCTGGGGAACAAAGCACATGTATAACATAAAAATGGAAGGGTCAACAGAATTACAGGAACACGATAAAAAAGCAGCGGAACATTTTTTGGAATATTGTGATACCAATAAGTGTATACGAGGCAGAGTTAATGTAAAAGGCTGGTTTGAATGGCCTTGTACAGAGTGCTGCTGGAATCCATACAATATGCAAGAAAGCGAGGCCGAGGCAAAATGACACTGGAAACAGCGAAAGCGAGCATTCGACCAGGACAGACGGTGCGATTTAAGCCGGTGTGGGCTGGCAGAAAAGTAAGTGATATTCAGTATAAACAAGGACAGGTAGTGGAGAAATATGAACATCACTTCAGAGTAAAGCTTGGTAAGGTGTATGAGTGTTTCACATACACTGACGTGATGCTAGGCGATGTGAAGGTAATGAAACGATGAAGGCAGTGAGGCAGGCTAACCGGGGCAGAGCATTGGAAGAGCTGATTATTCTGGCTAATCAGCAGTATAGGGCCCAAGGCATAGCCGTGATACACAAGGTGCCAACGGCATGGCTGCCAATACGGGACAATGCCGGCCGTATTGTAAGCGCAAAGGTGGAAGAAAAGGCTGCGGTAGACTTCCTCGGTGTCTACCGTGGCCGCCCGATCGGATTTGATGCGAAGCAATGTTCAGGGGACCGCATACGATGGGATAGAGTAGAACCGCACCAGGCGTTGTTCCTCCAGGAATGGGAGAAGAGCGGAGGCATAGGATTTATATTTGTGGGGTTTAACTTTGAACGGTTTTATGTCGTGCCGTGGCAGTTCTGGCAAGAGCGTATGCAGCTTTGGCACAAAAAAGAAGGTCTGGCTTCAATAACGGCTACAGATATGAAGCCGGAATGGGAAACAAAAAACAGTAAAGAGATAGCGCTCAATTATCTTGAAACAGTAGATAATTTGTGGCCCACATGGTAATGTCTTTTGAAGGAGGATAAAACTATGGAAGATGTGCGAAACATGAAAAGAGAAGAACGCAAAAACCTCGAACTCGAGATCAAGGCGCGCAAGGAAGTGATCAAGCGCCTTACCTATCCCATTGCTCAACTCGTGAAGGCAGACGCCAAGGAACGGGCAAAACGCAAGGAACGCGCTGCCGCGCTCAGCGAATACAAAACCATCGTCGAGGCACAAGACGCCTACGGCTACGGCATCATAACCGACGACGAATACGATGCAATATGTGAGGCTATCGAGAGTGGCGAGAAGTACGTCGAGGAGACCATGACGCCGGTCAACCTTGCGCTCAAGATCCTACGAGACTTTACCCGTC